GCATCCGGGAGAGCGGCAAACTCTTTAGGACGAAATCTGAACACTTATACGTCAAGTGCAAAAAGAGCCACGAAGAGCACATTTAGCCTTGCAGCGGCTTTCGGAAAATTCTACGCAACGTATTTTCTTGTTATCCGTGGAATTAAAAGCCTGTGGAAATCCATAGAGGGAACTACGGACTATATCGAAGCATTTAACTACTACACGGTTGCTTTCAATAAAGTCGGCAAGGAATGGGGCAAGGACTTTGAAAAATACGGTTACGACAATGCAGAAGATTATGCGCAGAGTTTCGGGAATCGTGTAAATGAACTTCTTGGCAAAATGTCCGGTCTGAAAGTAGATGTAGATGGTGGACTGATTTCTGAAAGTGGAATGAAGAACCTGGGGTTGAATTTACAGGAGATTACTCAGTACGCTTCACAACTTGCATCTATCACCAACTCTTTAGGGCAGACCGGAGAAGTTACTACGGCAATTTCAAAGTCCATGACAATGCTTGCCGGAGATATTTCCTCTCTGTTTAACGTAGATTTCAGTACAGTTGCAACTAATTTACAGTCCGGTTTAATCGGTCAGTCAAGAGCACTGTATAAGTATGGTATTGATATCACAAATGCCACATTACAGACTTATGCTTACAAATACGGCATTGAAAAGGCTGTATCTGAAATGTCACAGGCAGAGAAACAGCAGTTGCGTCTACTGGCAATCTTAGACCAGTCCAAAGTATCATGGGGAGACTTGGCGAATACAATAAATTCTCCAAGTAATATGATCCGCCAGTTTACCAACAACGTAAAAGAAGCCGGCATGGTACTGGGTCAGTTGTTTATTCCGGTATTGCAGAAAGTACTTCCTGTCATTAACGGTGTAGTAATTGCGATTAAAAGATTGCTTGTCAGCGTTGCAAACTTAATGGGCATCAAGATTGATTTTGATTCTTTCGGTCAAGGTGTATCCGGGTACAATGAAGATTTGGAAGATACGGCAGATGCACTGGATAAAGTGGGAACAAGCGCAAAAAATGCTCAAAGCGGAATCAGAGCATTTGATAAATTGAAAGTTATTTCCACACCAAAATCCAGTGGTTCCGGAAGTGGTGCTGGTGGAGCAGGAATTGACCTTACCAAAGAAATCATGGATGCTACTGCGGAGTACGAAAAAGTATGGCAGGAAGCGTTTGATAAGATGCAGAATACAGCTATGGGCTGGGCTGACAAAGTAAGCAAGGTATTTAAGCCAGTAAAAGATATTATAGAAGATCTGGCGTATGCATTTAAGTTTGATTCTGATGCCTGGTTTAAGGTTGCCGGAATGGATACGTCCAAACTGGTAACTGGTATTTTTGACTGGTTCACAAGAGCAATAGATTCTGTGGACTGGGAAAAAATCGGAAGACACATAGGTAGTTTCTTGGCTGGGATTGATTGGACAGCAATCTTTACATCTGCCGGAAATTTCATAAAAACTGCCATAGATGCGGCAATCGACCTGTGGAAAGGAAGCTTTGATGCTGCTCCTATTGAAACAACGATTCTGACAGCAATAGGTCTTTTGAAATTCACCGGACTGGGAGATATATTATGGAAAGCAATCAAAGATTCTATTGTTTTGTCAATGGGCGGTAAGGCAGGAGCAGGAATCGGAGAAACAATTCTCGGAAGTCTATTAGGAACTGGATCGGCAACAGGAGCAGAGGGAGCGGCAGCAGCAGGAGCAACAGGATTGTTTGGTGGTATTAGTGCAGGAGCAGTAGCGGCAGCAGCGGCTATCACAGCGGTTGTGGCAGGCCTTGCACTTGTATATGCAACAAACGAGGATGTTAGAAAGAGTTTCAAGGAATCAATTTCTGCTATTGCAGAAAATCTTACTCCGGCAATGGAGTTTTTGACAACAACAGTTATACCGGATTTGCAGAGTGCATGGACAGGGCTTGTGGATGTTCTCACTCCGATAGGAGAATTTTTGAAGACTGCATTCACAAGCATATGGCAGGATATGCTAAATCCGGCATTAAAATATGTTGGTGAAGAAGTGCTTCCAAAATTGCAAAGTGCTTTTGAAAATCTTTGGAATGGAGTGCTTGTTCCGCTTGGAACATTCCTTGGAAATGTTTTGAATCCTGTGATTCAGATTGTTGCAGACATACTTACAATGCTTTGGCAAAACGTAGTAGTGCCTTTAGCAGATGCATTAGGAAGTGTTTTGGGAGCGGCTTTTGATGCGATAGTTGATACCATGAATTTTGTGGTTGAGCAAGTAAAACCAGTAATAGAAGTGTTCAACTTCTTATGGGACAATGTTTTATCTCCAATAGTCACTCATTTGTGGGAAGATTTAAAACCTGCTTTTGAAACTGTTTTTAACGCAATAGGTAATATTATCAAAAACCTTGGAACAAAATTAAAAGGACTGATTAATTTTGTCTCCGGTGTATTTACTGGAAACTGGAGACAAGCCTGGGACGGAATAAAAGATATTTTCAAAGGAGCGTTTAATAGCCTTGTAACTATAGCAGAAGGTTGCGTAAATCTTATAATTGATGGAATAAATGCATTTATTGATGGGTTTGGATTGATTAGCGGTATATCAGAAGCTATAGGAATAAGTTTCAATCCAGTGCAAATACCTAAAATAAGTATTCCTCGATTTGATACCGGTGGTTACGTGCCAAGCCGATACACAATGATTATGGCAGGAGAGAACGGTGTACCGGAGATTGCCGGGACAGTAGGAGGCAAGACAGCGGTTGCCGGTGGAGTGGAAATCACTGGAATCAAAGATGCCATCAATTCCACGGCACAACAGGAAATTGCACTTCTGAAACAGAATAATCAGCTACTGCAAGGAATCCTTGAAAAAGAGTTTGGAATCACAACAGACCAAATTGGAATTGCCGCAAGACAATACGGTCAAGAGCAATTTAACCAAAAACACAAGAATGTATATGTATTTTAACACAGACAGCACTTTGAATGGGTGCTGTCTATTTTTATGCAATAAGGCGGTGAGCGTATGTCAGCATATCAAGGATGGCTTTTAAAAATTGGAGATTACGTTATTGACCAGTCAAGATTTATAGCCGCTGAAAGTTATCAGCCGGCTGTAAATATGCAAGATGTAGACCCGTGGACTGATGCAAATGGATACGTACATAGAAATGCTGTGGAGCTAAAAGCATTAAGTATTGATTTTTCCACACCTGCGATGCTGACGGATGACGATTTGCAAGAGTTACTGTCCGGGATACGAAGCAACTTTATTGATGCAACGGAACAGGGATGCAATATCACGGCATACATTCCATTTTTAGGTAAATATGTCACACAATATGGATATATGGCTGATATAAAGCCTACAATCTACGGAACTTATGACGGAGAGATTAAATACAATCAGATAGAATTTTCATTTGTCGGAGGTGTAGCGAATGAGTAACTATACCTATGCGGATTTGTTTAATAAAAGCGCATCCAAAAAGGAAATCACAATTGAAACAGAGGACAAGTCTGTAAAAATCACCAACAGCGAAATCCATTTTGAACAGTTTGAATTAAAAGAAATACTATGTGATGATGATTACCTTACATTTGGACAGTGCAATGCATCACAGTTAAAATTCAAAATTTCCAACGTGTTTACAAGCATGATTGGAAAACAGATAAATGTTTCTGCTGTGATTAATGGACATACTGACACACCGTTTATTTTCGGCAAATACCGTGTCGTTTCCGATAAACCAACAGATGATAAGCGTTACAGGAATGTGACTGCTTATGATGCCATATACGACATTGGAGAAGCGGAAGTATCTTCCTGGTATAACGGATTAAAGTTTCCTTTGACGTTAAAGCAGTTCAGAGACAGCTTTTTTGCATATTTTGGTGTTGAACAGGTAGAAACCACATTACCTAACGACAGCATGGAAGTGGCAGAAACAATCAAACCAAGTGAACTGTCTGGCCAGACGGTAATGGAAGCAATCTGCTCAATAAACGGATGTTTTGGACACATTAACCATGATGGAAAATTTGAATATGTTTTCCTTAAAGCAATAATATCCGGATTATATCCAAAGAAAGGATTATATCCACAGAAAGGATTATACCCTAGAAAAGGTTCTGAAAAAGAAAAGGTTACTGGTGGAAAATACAAATCAGTTAAATATGAAGATTTTGTCTGCCAAAAAGTTACAAAAGTGCAGATAAGAAAATCAGAAAATGATATTGGTGCAGTTTACCCGGATACAGAGATTACAGAGAACGACAACAGTTATATTTTGCAAGATAATTTCCTTGTTTATGGAATGAGTGCAGATGACATAGAAACGGTTGCAAGAAATCTGTATGAGGTTATTAAAGTTGTAAAATATAGACCTTATAACTGTGAAAAAATAGGAAATCCTTGTTTGAGCCTTGGAGAAGCAGTCAATGTATATACGGCTAAAGAAATCATAGAAAGCTATGTGTTGAGTAGAACATACAAAGGAATCCAGCAACCGACAGACACCATATCAGCAAGTGGAAAATCTCCAAAGTACAGTGAACAGGTAAATGGAATTAACAAAAGTATAATTCAACTCCGTGGAAAAACAAATGAGTTAGAACGTACTGTTGAGGAAACACGATCTGAGATTAAAGATGTAGAAAGCGGACTGGATACAAAGATTACACAGACAGCTGGAAAGATTGAACTTGAATCAACCCGTGCGCAAGGAGTAGAAACAGATCTGGCGGCGGCAATTTCTGTTCAAGCCGACCAAATCAAGTTGAAAGTTTCCAAAGGTGATGTCAGTTCGCAGTTGAGCGTTGAGAGTGGACAAGTAAGCATTTCCGGTAATCGGTTTGTATTGGACTCCACGAACTTTTCTATTTCTTATGATGGAAAAGTCACTGCGAAAAGCATTGATATAACCGGAGGAACTATCAATTTACAATCAGCATCACAAGATTATAGTACGATTGTGTTAAATTACAGTAATTACACGTTGGGTATGGACGGAGCAGGAATAAGAGCAAGTCGTAGTTCTGATTCGACTATACTTACAGCAAGTGGAATTACAACTACTGGAAGTTTGAAAGCTAAGAATTTGTATGTTGATAACATAAATACGCAAAGTGTCACAAGCGGTACTATTAGCATAGGAAACAATGTAAAAATATCCGGTGATACTGAACTTGCAATAGGGCACACACACAAAATCAATGGAACTCTTAATATAGATGTTAACGGACTATCAATTAATGCCCCTGCTTTGAATATAACATCTACTGGTGGAATAAGTGTAGGGAAATCGCTTGGATATTTAGGTTTTTTTGGAATACAAGGTTCTACCAAGAAAACTGTAAGCAAAATATCGTCTACCAGTACAACAGCAGCTTCTACGGTTGCAAACAAAGTAAATGACCTTATAACAGCATTGCAAGCGTATGGATTGATAGGATAGGAGAAGCAGCATGAATAGTTTAGAAATCAGAGAATTTGAACAGTCAATCATAAATCTTTTTAACGAATGTGGTCTCCCGATGGAGATTAAGCGGCTAATTGTGAATGATATTGCCGGGCAGATTAACAGAGCCGCAGATAATCAAATCAATGTAGAGTTGGCAGAAAGAAATAAAGAAAAAGAAAGCGAGGTTTCTGCAGATGGCACTGAATAAGGTTTATACCAGAATTAACTGGGAAGATTATCCCAGTGAGAACACGGATTTAGATGCATACCATCTTAATCAGATGGATTCTGCTATTGATGCGTTGGACAACCGTATCATATCACAGGATGCCTTAAAAGTAGACAAGTCTGCAATAAACGGAAACATTGCTGATTGGACTATGGATGAAACAACCGGTGTTATTACTATTACAAAATACAACGGTGAAAAAATTATTTTTGACCTTAATATTGAAAAAATACCTGTTGGCTTTTCCATGTCTGATGACGGAATCATTACCATGACTACAGAAGATGGAACACAGTTTAAGGCTGATATTGGTTCTATGATTCCGGTGTTGACATTTGAAGATTCTGCAACCATAGCTGTATCCGTGACTGGTACTGGAAAGAATAAGACTTATTCTTTTTCAATCAAAACAGGATCAGTAACAGATGCTATGCTACAGCCTAATTATTTAGCAGATATTAGAGTAGAATCCGCAAATGCATCTGCTTATGCGCAATCCGCAAATGCAAAATCTGTATTGGCTGAATCTTATGCCATAGGTGGAACCGGAACAAGAGAAGGAGAAGATACAGATAACGCAAAGTATTATATGGAGCAGGCAAAACAGCAAACAGGAGGTATACCTACAAAAGTTAGTGAATTAGAGAATGACGCTGGATATATCACCAAAGATGCTGACAATTTAACTAATTACTATGACAAGACTACTACCGACCAAAAATTAGCCAACATTGACTTGACTGATTATCTCAAAAAGACAGGTGATGCTTCCAACACAACCGTAACATTCACCGAGCCTACAGACCTTGCACAGCCGACCACAGGAGAGAAACTTGGTGGAATTATCGGTAAGGTTAGCCTTGCAATAAAGAACATCAAAACATTAATTTCTCTCATAGGAAATACTGATATTTCATCAATCGGAAACGGCACTGTCACGGGGGCAATTAGTGATGTAAATGGCAAGTTAGGTAAGTATAAATTATCTACGTGTGGATTATTTTCCATTGATCTAGTTGTTGGATCAAATATAGTTTCAGTGGATAAGTTAGTGTCTGGTAGTTTGCCTCAAACACCATATACTCTATTCACCGTTATATCACAAGGAACGTCTTTAAATAGGTTAATAGATATATTTTTTGATGGTGGTAATAATGTAGTAGCATATACAAATGTAGCTCAAAGATATAGCATAATGTGGGTGTCTTTCGAATTAACTTAAGTACTAATATAAACAAAAGTATTACAAGCATTGTATAGATTTATATTTGTATATGGGAATAATTCTACTGTGCCATTTGAGCTAATAGCTATCCGATATATTTCTCCGTTTGGATTACTGCAATCATAAAATACTCCGCTTACCGGTTTAAACTCATCTGGTAAAACAAATAATGTATTATAAGTATTGAGTGTAAGATTTTTGAATCCATCGAATCTTATCTGAATCATTTTATTGTGTTTTATAATGACGACATCTGCACTAAGTTTTTCGTTTTCTGATGATTTAATTATAAAATTTTTTTTATTATCTAACTTGCCATTTACAGAAGTAATTATAACTGATGTATGCAGATTATAAATAAAAATAAATCAATCAAAAAGAGCATGGTGCAAAAGCCATGCTCTTAATTTCTTTATCTGATTCCCCAGTCACCGTCATTGTTGACGAAACCAATTACATATCCTATCATGTCATCAATTATGTGTTCCGGGAGTATACTGTTCGGAGACATGAGCGAAACATATCTCCATTTTCTAACGCCATATTCTATTATATGGGTTTTTACGGCAATTTGTATCCCACCATTACTTGTTACAATACATCGTTCACCGTCTTGTGGTTCACGATCTGCGGAAAGGAGAATAATTTCCCCTGGAAGATAAAACGGCATATAGTAGTCACAGGGAATTTTCAAACCGATATAAGTCTTGGATTTTATATCTTCCGGTAAATTGTCTATGCAAATAGGTTCTACAGCGTTTGTGGTGGCTATAATTCCATTCACAAGTTGCGGTTTGAGGACAGAAATATACTTGTGTGATTTTTCAAAACTGGAATAGATTTTAGCTTGGTGACGGATGAAGTAACGGATAAGGTACAGAGAGTGTTCCGGCAGACTGCGGCATATCTTGACAGATTCCAACATCTTATCTTCCATAGTGCCGCAACCGACCAACTCGTCTACACTGATTCCAAAGGCTCTAGCAAGCGCAACAGCGGTCGATAGCTTTGTATCGTTAGAATTACCGTATAGTAGTGAATTAAGCGTAGAATAAGGCAAATTAGCTTCATCTGCAAGCTTGTACACTGTCATGTCCGGCTCATTAAGAAATTCGTGGAGATTACCACGAAAACTTAACATATAATTAGTACGGTTGACTGATAGATGTGTCGAAATTTCTTTGATTCGGTCTTTTTTTATCATGTTTATTGTCCCCCTTTCACATGATACACTTGTAACATCCCTTGAAACGAGGGACATCAAGTTCTGGCGAGGGCGGTGTTTATTGGCGTTTTCACCGTCCTCTTTTGTTGATATTTTACAACAATAAAAAACGTGAGTCAAATATATTGATTGTTAAGAACATATGTTCTATAATTTAGGTATCGCTACCAAGTGCGGAAAGATTAGGGGGGTGTACTATGGGGGAAAGAAATCAAAAGGAAAAAGAAAAAGGAGAACTTCTGATTGAAATAAATTCAATACTTGAAGTCCTCCCAGTTTGTGAGTGTCAAGAAATCAAAGATTTCATTCTAGGAGTTTATCTTACTTGATTCCTGACATTCGATAAGGCTATCAATTAAGGAAAGTACAGCTTGCTTATGTCCGTCAGACAGTTGGTTGTACTTCCTTATGAGATGCGCATAACGTTCTCCTTGATTTTCTTCGTGCTGTTTTTTGTATTCTCCCTTATCCCATTCAGTAAGGTTCTCGGGGCGAACACATAAAGCATCTGCAATTTTCTTAAGCATTTCTATGTCAATCTTTTTAATATTTCCTGCTTCGTACTTTTGCATTGTTGCTTCTGTAATACCGACACGATATGCAACATCTTTAATAGTCATATCTTTTTCTTTTCGATACTTCTTTATATTGTTTGCTACTCTGTCACAAAATTGGCTACCCATATTTTCACCACCTTTCTTGCCGTAACTTTAATGACATTATAATTCTATCACAGCATGAAAGATTTGTAAATATTTTTTAAGAAAAACTTTCACGTTGTGATTGACAAAACTATCATGCAGTGATATTATTCTATCATGGAGTGAAAGAAAGGAGGTATTGAATGAATACACAAAAACTTAAAGGCATTATCAGAGAGCGTGACAAGAATTACAATCAGTGCGCTAATGCAATCGGAAAGAGTGTAGCCGCCTTCAATTCAAAGATTAACGGCAGGGTTGCATTTACGGTTATTGAATGTGAAGAGCTTGGAAACTTTCTTGGAATGACCGACAATGAGAAAATAGAAGTTTTTTTACGTTAAAACTATCATATTGTGATAGTTTATATCACATTAAGAAAGGAAGGCGAATGAAATAATGAAAAAACCGTATTGCATGGTAGAAGACAAATCACATAGAACATTACAAGAATTTGTTGAGTTAATAGCTTTAGGAATTGCTAACAATGTGGCAGATGGCGAGAAAATTGAGCTAATACAAAGCGAATGTAAAATACTCAATTCTCTCACCGAAGCGTTAAAAGTAATCAAAAATTAACGCTGCATCCGAAATGGATTCTGGATGGCTTCTACCTTGTCTAAAACTGGATCCGGTAAAGAATTGACGATTTCTGAATAGTATTGGTAGTACAGGTTCTTAAAATCATCAAAACTTCCGGTATATCCACAAATTTTAGCAATGGCGTAAGCGGATGCGTATTCTTTGGAATCCAATGTAATTCACCTCCTTATATCAGAATAAGGAGAGTATACCACAAATAGGGAGTTAATTGAATGAGTGAAAAAGAAAAAATGGCGGAGGAATTTGCCGAGAGAGGTGAGAAGAGTGAAAACATCAAAAATTGAGATTCACCAGTGTGACGGTGAAGAGGGAGTTTTTACAGAAGTACTCATTGACGGTCACAAAATCAACGGTGTGAGAAGCTTCACACTAAAACAAGGGGTTGGGGATGACGTGCCTACTCTGACACTTGACCTTAATGCACTTAATCTTGCAACGGATATGAAAGTGTTGCGGATTATGCAGGAGGGGTTAGGAGAAATCGAAAGCATTAACTTCAAAAAAGAATAGGCTCCCATATTTCAGAGAGCCATTCCATCATCTGCTGATATTTTGAAGTATGGAGCATTGCCTTGGGTTGTTGCAGCAACCAGTGAGACCAGCATATTTGCAGTCTAATCTTCCATTTTCAAATTTGGGTTTAATATCTTCCAAAGAGCCAACAGATATTTGCCTAAAATCAACAGAGTACATTTTGTTTTGCTTATCGCAAAAACCATTGTATACCAAATTACCACCTCCTTTATAGGAGAGTATACCACAGAAAGGAGAACAATGAACGAATTACAAACATCAAACATGAAAACACCCATTGAGATTGCGCTTGGTGTTGATGAAAACGGAATGACTACCGCAAAAGCACTGTATGAGTTCTTAAGCGGAGAGAAAAGCAACTTTTCAAAATGGGCGAAAAGGAACATTGAACAGAATGAGTTCTATGAAGAAAACAAGGATTGGTGGGGGTTCGTCACAGTGACGAACGGTAACGAATGCAAGGATTACCGACTAACTACCGACTTTGCAAAACATCTGTCAATGGAAAGCCATTCTGCAAGGGGCAAAGAAGCAAGACAGTATTTTATCACCATTGAGGACAGAACGAAGCAGGAGGTAATCAACAGGTCGCAACTTTCTCCACAAATGCAGATGGTTATGCAAATGGCTGAGAGCATGGCGAGACAGGAACTGGAACAGAAGAGACAAGCTGAAAAGGTGAACCGCATAGAGCAGACTGTCTCCAACATGAAAGATATTTTCACGAAGCCTATCGGTGACTGGAAGTCGGAAATAAATGGAAGGATACGGGAGATTTCAGTTAAGAGTGGAATTGGATATCAGACATTATATGGACAGCTTTACGGCGAACTGGAAACGACAGCACATTGTAGCTTAAATATGCTTCAAAGGAACAAGATAAATAAGATGAAAAAGGCAGGGAATAACGAAACAGCTATTAAAAACGGCACAACTAAAATTCAAATTATTTATGAGAAACCGCAGTTGAAAGCAATTTTCGAGGGAATCGTAAAGAATTACGCAATGAGGTACTGCTCATAGAAAGGAAGAGGAATGGGAAACAAATATTTGAAATTGAGTAACAGTGTAATTACATCAACGGACAACAAAGGGAAGGCAATGTACTTTACAAAAGTAGACAGTGCCTCCACATTCCAGAAGTTGTTCTATGATGAAGAAGCTTCGTACGGTGTATCTGTAACAGATATTGAAGTAGAAATGGGTAATGGAGTAAGTTTTACAAATGCAATTTTAACGACATACATTGCAGAGGAAGAGGACGGATCAAATATGTTTTTGGATGTCATTATCAGTGACTTACTGGGTACGTTCGTATCCGAATGGTATTAAGCCTATGAGAACAACAATAAAGATGTTTCTTCCTATCATAATGGCACTCTCCATCACATTTACATCCACAGCACAGTCAGCCGGCAGTTTTATCTCCGAGGAAGCGCAGGAATCGTGTGTAAAGTACGGTGAGGAATATGGCATCTGCCCGGAACTGCTTATGGCAATGATCGAGAAAGAATCTTCCGGCAGACCAGATGTGGAAAGTGGCGGTTGCAAAGGTCTGATGCAGATTTCAGACAGATGGCATAAAGACCGCATGGAGCGTTTGGGAGTTACGGATATTTACTCTGTGGACGGTAATATCCATGTGGGAGCCGACTATTTATCGGAATTGTTTGAAAAGTACTGTGATGTAGGAATTGCCCTCATGGTTTACCACGGTGAGAAGAACGCAGCTACAAAGACAGAATTAAGTGACTACGCAGACTGGATATTAACCAGGAGCGCAGAACTGGAAAGGATGAATGGAAAATGACGAACAGAGAGAAGTATGCGGAACAGATTATTGATATGGCTGCAAAAGACATTAAAATAACTGTTGATAAGAGAGGAAGATTGAGCGATTGCTTTGCTATTAATTGCCATGATTGCGCATGGAGCAGTTGCAACAACTGCAGAAAAAAATTTAGGGCATGGTTAGAACAGGAATATGTAGAGCCTACGGTGGATTGGTCGAAAGTGCATGTGGATACGAAAATTCTGGTGAGAGATTCAGAAGATGGACGGTGGGAAAAAAGACATTTCGCAAGATACGAAAATAATATTGTTTTTGCATGGGACAGAGGTTGTACATCGTATTCTGCTGACGGATACTATAATGTTTCAACTTGGAAGTATGCCAAACTTGCGGAGGAAGATGTATGAGTGCCAAAAGGCGGTTTACAGTCAAAGGAGTAATCGGAAGATTTTTCTTTAATCCTAAAGAGTGGAAAATCGACCGTGAAACATCATTTTACTACCGACTGGTGAACCGTGAAACAGGAATGAAAAAATGGGTAAGAAAGGAGTATTTTCATGTTGAAGAAAGGAATTATCCCCATCGTCCGTGCGAATGAGATTCTGATTGCAGGACTGTTAGATGCAGGAATCTTGTATATCGGAGATGATAATATGATTCATGCAGCAGAAGACTGAAAGCCGGAGGAATGAGGAAATGGAAAGGAAAATCAGAAAAATCTTGGTAGAACTTGGGATGAAACAGTACTTACCGGGATTCCAGTACATCATAGAGGTTGAAACGCTGATGTTTGAGAACCGGAACAGAAGACTTTCTGAAATCTACCGAATTATCGGGGAGGAACACAGCACCACAAAGGAAAGTGTGTACCGGGCGATCAAGTGGGTTATTGACAAGATAAACACAACCACGGAGTTGTACAAGAAAATCAACGAGACAGACAAGCCGGTATCAATCTATATGTTTGTAAATTCATTATATTTATATCTTTGGGAGGATAGAAAAAATGAGGATTAAACACATCTATTTGCAGAATTTCTGTAAATTCTATGGCTCTAACAGACTGGACACAGATATTTACGACCGGACAGAGATTTCCGGAGTGAATGAAACCGGAAAGTCCACAATCAAAAGAGCAATTCATCATATTTTTGGATGCCGTGACGAGAACGGCAGAGAGATTACCGGAATCAGACCACACGATAAGGACGGCAATGACATTGACGGAGATATTACCGCAGAAGTTACCGTGGAGATTGACGGTACAGACAAGGTCCTGAAAAAAGTATGCCGTAAGAACTTCAATAAGAAAGGCGAGTTTACCGGCAATGTCACGGATTACTATGTGAATGATATTCCAAAAAAGGCAGCAGATTTTGAAGCATTTTTGGAAGAGAGTGTATGCGGAAAAGATAAGTTTTCACTTTGCATCAATGCCATGACACTTTTACTTAAAGGCGGTACAGAGCAGAGAACAATTCTTGCTGATATGTTTGGTCAGCACAGTAATGATGACATTTGCAATCAATTTCCGGAGTTTGAAGCATTAAGGGCTATTCTGCAGGACGGCACGGTTGATGAACTGAAAAAGCGTTGCAATGTGCAGTTGTACGGCACAAGAGGAAGAAATGGAACCAAGGGATTGCAGGACCTGTTAGATGAAATTCCGAGCCGTATTGACGAAATAAGCCGTCAGAGAGTGGATATTGACCTTGCGGATCTGGAACTGAAAAAGAAAGCTTTACTGGATAAGCTGTCAGAGAACATTAAACAGCAGACAGATACACAGAACAGTATGAATTCCTACGATAAGCTTTCTGATGGAATCATTGAGTTAAAAGGTCAGTTGAGCGCATTACATCAGAAAGCAAATGAAAAACTGGATGCTGATAGGAGAGAGAAACGCACAACACTGAATCAGATTCAGAATGAACATCAGAAAGAGTTGCTTAAGGCAGATACCATTCGTGAAGAGATCACGGAACTTGAAAAGCGTATCGCACAGTATGAACAGAAGAGACAGGATTTGAAGAAGAGTTGGGATTTGAATAAAAGCCTTAAATTTGATGAAAACTCTCTGATTTGCTCCTACTGTGGACAGGAATATCCGGAAGAGAAGAAAGAGCAGTTAAGAACGGAGTTTGATGTGCATAAGGCACATGAATTGGAACTGATTACCAAAGAAGGTTCTTCCTGTGCTGACCATATCAAAGCGGATCAGGCAGAACTGGAGCATAAGCGTGAGGAACTGAAAAAGACCGAGGATGAAGTGGAGCGGTTGGAAAAAGAGATTGCCATTGCTGATAATGCCTTAAATTCCATTCCGGCAAGTGTGGATATTTCCAACACAGAAGAATACAAAGCTGTACAGTCAAAGATTGCAGAGAAAGAAGCTGCCATGAACCGCTATGCGGATGTGCAGAGCATGAGAATTGAACTGAAATGCGCAGAGGAAGAAATTAGGGAAGATATTGAACAGGTAAACAAGAAACTGGCCAGTGTAAGCATTAACGAGAGTGTGGATAAGCGTATCACAGAACTGGAACAGGAGCGCAAGAACATTGCACAGAAGATTACAGATGTGCAGGCACAGCTTGACCTGTTAAAGAAATTTAGCCGGAAGAAGAATGAACTGTTGGAATCTGATGTGAACGAGTATTTGGAGTTTTGCCACGTTAAGATGTTCAGACCGCTTTTGAACGGTGATACCGAGGAATGTTGCGACTTTATCTACAAGGGAGAACCTTACAGCCGAAACATGAACCACGGTGCAAAGATTCTGACAGAAATCGACATTTGCAGAGCATTTCAGAAGAAGTGCGGTGTGGAGTTGCCGATTATGACAGACGATACCGAGAGCCTTGATTCATGGAGAATACCGCAGATTGACAGCCAGTTGATTATGTTCCGCAGAAGTGATGACAAAGAGTTGAAAGTGAGGGAAATGTAGATGCCTAATAATGATTATGATATGGATAAAAAAGTTGAGATTTCTGCTGATGAAATGTGCAATGTAGTTGCAAAAACAATGGCAGAAGAGCCGTTTAATTCTATTATTACGAAGTCCCCTAGCATGAGTTTCATTTTTGCTCTTTTTGGAGCGGAAATTTCTGCCAAGATATTTTGTGATGAGATAAAGAAAGGAGATGCGGAGAATGCAGATTAAGAAAGAGACAGTCATTTCTGTTCTGACAACAAGCGGAGAAACAATCAATGTCGGTGACACCGTGGTTTTTAATGCAGAGGGCAAGTGCTACACGGGTGTTTACATGGGTCTGACAGATCGTGGAGCATTGAAATTCAAGGGAAAGATTTCCGGTACTGATGTCACATGGAACGTGATGCCTAAGAGCATTATGGAAATTTGCAAGGCTGATGTAAAAGTGAAAAATGATGAATTTGGCAAGTTTATGAACGAGCCGGAAAGTGAGAAATAAGGATATGGAAAAACGTAAATTTAAAGTTGGAGAAAGATACAAAAGCGGAATGATTTTAGACAATGCTGCGGTAATTGAAATAACAGAAATCAATGGTGACTTTGTTTCTTACAAAGATGTCGTAAGAGAAACTAGTGGTAGGAAAATTTTTGAAATTGGTTCTATATTTTCTGATAATTTGGAAAAAGTCGGAAGTGAAACCATCGTCATCTACCGCAATGACAACAAAGTTGTTGCGTTGGACAAATCCACTGGCGAGAAAGCAGAAGCAAAATGCAATCCGGCTGATGAATTTGATTTCCGTACTGGTGCTAAGTTGGCTTTTAACCGGCTGATGGGCGAAGATGTAAAGCCTGATAACGGTGTCCGTGAGGTGAAGAGAAAAGCTAAAGTCGGTGAGTACGTCAAGATTGTTTATGCGATGCCTTGGTTTATTCCTTATAAAAACGGAGATATTTTCAAAGTAAATTGCGTTACGGCATCAGGATGTATTTGCAAAAAATCTGAGGAAAATGTTTGTTTATGGCACGAAGAGTACGTTGTCCTTGAAAACTACAAACCGAAAGAGGATGACAGCAAAATTCATGTCGGTGACATGGTAGAGGTAACACATAGAGGTCATTGCTATTCAACATACGATACATGGAGTGGACTTGGAAATTATAGGCAAAATTATGTTAAGGAAGTTTCTGCTGAAGACGGGATGGTTGCAAAGGTTTTGAACATTGCAAATCATGATGACGTGCACGGCGAATGTAAACTTCTTGCACTGATTCAGAATCCAAAGACAACCCAGGTATTCATCATCGGAATTGAAGGACTTAAGAAAGTAGAAAGGTAGGTACGAGGTATGGCAGAAGAAAAGAAGCAGGAAAACACAGGAATTGTGGAATACGAATCAAATGGGGAAATTGTAAAAATTTCCCCGACAACGGTAAGAAAGTACCTTGTAAGCGGTGGTGGAAACGTATCAGATCAGGAAGTAATGATGTTTATGTCTCTTTGCAGATATCAGCATCTTAATCCTTTTTTGAAAGAAGCATACCTCATTAAGTTTGGAAACAATGATCCTGCTACGATTGTTACCGGAAAAGATGTTTTTACAAAAAGAGCCGATGCAAATCCGAATTATGCAGGAAAAAAAGCAGGAATTATTGTTCAGAAGAAAGATGGTTCCGTGGAAGAAAGAGAAGGCTCATTTGTCCTTAAAGACGAAACCATTGTAGGCGGTTGGGCGAAAGTGTTCATCAAAGGAAGAGAGACACCGGAGTACCAGTCAGTATCTTTCGATGAATATGTTGGAAGAAAAAAAGATGGAACAATCAACGGTCAATGGTCTAAAAAGCCTGCAACAATGATAAGAAAAGTTGCTGTTGTACAGGCATTAAGAGAAGCTTTTCCGGATAAATTCCAAGGCCTGTATGCACAGGAAGAATTTCCTGATGTTTCAGATGTGAAACTTGATGTAGAAAAAGTTGCGGCAGAGGAAATTCAGGCAAACGCAAATTCTGTTGATTTTCCAGATGCAACTTTTGAGGAAGTCACCACGGACAGCACGGAACAGACCATTGCTAACGCAGAGACACCGGATTGCTTTAAGTAGGAGGACACCATGAGAATTATATCGCAGGACGGAACATTAGACATTCCTTATGAGCAGGTGGTTATTCAGAGATTTAAGGGTGAAATTTACTTTCTAAATAAGAACCTCATAGGTGTAGAACAACTTTGTGGTGATATGGTTATTGCTGAATATTCCACAGAGGAAAAAGCGGAAGAAGCAATGAAACAACTTAAATATGCGTATCTTTGCCATAACAGAGTAAAAATTGAGAGGGAGTATCCAATTTGTGATGATAAGACACAAGAGGGAATTGGAGGAGTTTATACTTTTCCACAGGATGATGAGGTAAATATATGAAGCTAAAATGTTTAGGCTCCGGTTCTTCCGGTAACTGCTATCTTCTAACGGCAGATAATGGTGAGACACTTTTACTGGATGCAGGACTTCCTATCATGGACATAAAACGTGGTCTTAACTGGAATATTAAGTGCGTTGTGGGTGCTATATGCACCCATGCACACAAAGACCACTCATTATCCGTATCAGACCTTGAACACATGGAAATACCAGTATTTAAGCCATATGAAAGCCTTGAACCTATTGCAATCGGAAAAAGTGAGTGGAGAATACAGGGATTTGACCTAACAACACTGGACGGCAAATGGACGCACACGAATGCAGATGGCACGGAATGTCCTTGTTATGGATTTCTGATAACACATCCGGAAATGGGAAAACTTCTGTACATTACCGACACGGAATTTTGCAAGTGGAGATTTGCAGATGTAAACCACATTTTAATCTCATGTAACTATCAGAAAAAGTACATTGATGATGAAAATGTTGCGAAAAGGAATCACGTTTTTCGTGGTCACATGGAACTTGGAACTGTGAAAGATTTTGTGATGGCTAACAAGACAGATAGCTTGCAAAACGTCATATTGTGCCATTTAAGCAGAGATAATGCAGTACCCAGTGAATGTGTCGCAGAGGTCAAAAAAATTGCTCCTATGGCTCATGTGGACGTTGCACAGGGCGGTAAGGAATGGATTTTACAGAATGGAAAGGAGTGTCCGTTTTGAGTGAATATGGCTACATCAGAGTATCTTCCAAAGAACAGAACGAAGCTCGACAACTTGATGCACTGCACGAGCAAGGAATAGAGGACAGCAATATCTACATGGATAAGCAGTCCGGCAAGGATTTCAATAGAACAAGGTATAAAACTTTGTACCGCAAGCTGAAAAAGGGAGATGTATTATACATAAAAAGCATTGACCGTATGGGAAGAAACTATGATGAAATCATTCAGGAATGGCGCAGAATCACACGTTTTCGTGAAGCTGATATTGTAGTGTTGGATATGCCGTTGCTTGATACAAGACGAGGGAAAGACCTTATGGGTACATTCCTGAGTGACATTGTATTGCAGGTGCTTTCCTTTGTGGCAGAGAATGAGAGAACCAATATCCGACAGAGACAGGCAGAGGGAATTGCGGCGGCAAAAGCAAGGGGCGTGAGATTTGGCAGACCGTCAATCCCGTTACCGGAAAATTTTAATCAGATGCGTGAAAGTTGGAGAAATGCAGAGATATCAATAGAAGAAGCTTCTAAGAATTGCGGTATGTGTGCGAAAACATTTTATAGCAAGGCGGTGAAGTATGAAAAGGAGAAGTGCGTATGAGTGGTGGAAGTTTTGGTTATTTGTGCTACAAAGATGTTTCTGAGTTAATGGAACCGTCAGGTATCTCCGAACTTGAAAGCATGGTTCAGCACTTACAGGCGTATGGTTACGAGGACATAGCACGAGATACACAGCGGTTGATTGAGTACATCCAGTCAGCAAGTATCAGAATTGAGGTTTTGAGTGAAAATCTTAACGGTGTTTTCCATGCGGTAGAGTGGCATGAGAGCGCAGACATCGGCAGAAAAGAAATGATTGCAGAACTGGAAAAGTACAGAAATGGTGGTGCGAATGGATGATTGGAAGAATGTAGCAAGGGCAAAATCCATAGAGAGAAAGAATCGTGAAAGAATACTGGCGGTTAATCCACACGTAGACGATGGAAGTGGAATTTACTTTCTGACAAGAACAGACGCGGATGGTTTTCGTTTTGCGTATGTGGGACAGGCGGTACACCTACTCCAAAGACTGGCAGGGCATCTTAACGGATATCAACACATTGATTTATCTCTTAAAAGTCACGGATTATATTCTGCGGAAAATATCTACGGTTGGAAAATCGGTTTTATGCACTATCCGGCTGAAGAGTTAGATAAGTGGGAACAATACTGGATCAAGAAGTATGCTGATGGTGGTTATCAGCTTAGGAACAAGACAGCCGGCGGTCAAGGTGATGGCAAGAAGCAGATCGCAGAGTACCGACCGGGAAAAGGTTACCGTGATGGCATCCAGCAAGGCAGAATCAACCTTGCAAGGGAATTGGCGAACATTGCCGACAAGCATCTGGTAATCAGTTTGAAGCCTGAGAAGCAGAACAATTCCGTTTCACAGAAACAGTTTGCGAAGTTTATGGAACTTTTGCATGGAGAAAAGGACGGTGAATAATATGAAAGTATATATTACAAAATATGCACTTAGTATTGGAATCATAGAAACTGACGATGCAGAGATTTGTTTAAATATTTCCGGAGATATGATAAGTTCTAAAAAATATGGATATTTTCACGGAAATGATTGGCACAAAAAGAAGGAAGACGCAGTTTTAAGGGCTGAAGTAATGAGAATAAAGAAAATTGAATCATTAAAAAAACAAATTGAAAAATTGGATAAAATGAAATTTTTTTTGTAGAGTTCAAGCATCACAGAACTTGGAGGTGATACATAAAATGCCAAAACGATATGACAATCCGCAGGAAATTTTGAAAATCATGCGGCAGACAGAACTTTTGAAGCAGTCTGCGGAGAGAAGTCCATTCACTGGAATACTGACACTGTTCTGCCATACCTTGTGGAAAGACTACAAGTACTCACAGGCGAGACTTTCCGACTTCTGCGGTAAATTCACCGAGTACAACGAAAAGTACGAGAATGAGCCTTATACGGAGTTACAGAGCAGGCTTAACGATTTTGCAGACTGGACGATTGAGTATAAGGAATTTACAGAAGCAGATTTTCCAAGATACAAGTCGGCAGTAGCGCAGAATTGCATTCGTGAACAGGTCAGATGTAACAACCTTATCAATGAGTTGTCCACCAGGTACATTCTATATGGAATGGTAATTCTTATGGAAGATGGATTTGGTAAGAAGAAGCTGACGAATTTCAAGAATAAGTTTTCAGACCATATGGACAAAGCCGGAGAAAAATGCAATGGAAAAGATTTCATGGACTTGTGGAAAGAACTGGTGGAAAACACTGGAATCTATATAGAAAAGCCTATTTTTGAGTAAGGAGTTCTAAATGGCAGAAAAAAGAATGTTCAGCGCAAAAATAATTGAGAGTGATGCTTTTTTGGATATTTCTGCTACGGCTCAAATGCTTTATTTCCATATCTGCATGAATGCTGACGATGACGGATTTGTGAACAATCCACGGAAAATTATAAGGATGTGCGGAGCTTCTGATGATGATTTGAATATACTGATAGACAGCAGATTCCTTTTATCTTTCGACAGTGGTGTTGTACTGGTGAAACACTGGCGCATTCACAACTACATTCCACCGGATCGTTACAAGCCATCGTGCTACGTGGATGAAAAAAGCAAAATAGGTGTAAAGCTAAACGGAGCATACACAACGGATCCTAAAAAGATGATTTCTCCCGTAGAGGGAAATCCAAAGAAGCGTTGTTACGACAACGAAATCAAACTTGATAAGAGGTGATATAAATGCAGATGACAGGTTATGAATTATTGGCGAATTATAAAAAAAGCAGAGGACAAGGACAAACAGATTCAGATTCTTGCGGATTTGAACCACATTCCGGTTGATATGGTGAGTTTTGTGATTGATAACAGTGAGAAATTCGATGCTTCAGAGACACCGTTATCCACAGAAGAATTTGCCAAGTGGTGTGAGACGGAACTTGACCGTGTGGATGCTAATATCCATGCACAGGAAAAATATTATAGAGAAATTTGCAATGTATACAGAAGTGCAAGTACATACAGTGGAAGGAGTGTAAAATCGTGAGCAGAGGATTTCATAGTGAGAATGAATTATACAGTATGCAAAACAGTTCTATCGTGGGGCATTTTGACCACTGGAATCATATTCCATATGACTGCAGTTATCCTCAATTTGCAGAGAGACCGAGGATTGCGGTGGAAATGAGTGAATCATGGAAAGATTGACATACGTCACAGAAAAAGGTGAAGTTTTATTCCATCCGGAAGATTTGCCGGATGATGAAGGTATGACCATTACGCAACTTGCTAAAGATGGCAGATTCAAAGCGTTGGAGATAATAGCTGAAAGACTTGCAAATTATGAGCAAGTAGAGGAACTTGGCAGATACGGCAAGTGGATTGCGGAAAGGAGCAAGGATGGAGAGACTGACACAAAAAGCACCTGATTCAGAAATGGTATGGTTTAAGGATAAAGAAAGACTATTTGAGCCATGTGAAATGAGTGCTCATCAGAGTAGGCTGGCTATTGCAAAGTTGGCAGCATATGAACAAGCCGAGGAACAGGGATTGTTACTGCGGTTGCCGTGCAAGGTTGGAGATACGGTTTATGTAGTCACTTCTCCATTTAATGTGTTTGATGATATTGAATATGATGAGAACATGAAAGACGAAGTCTATGAAGCTTATGTTTCTAGTGTATCATTCTATGAAAGCGGAGAACAATATAGAATTTACGCTAAGGTAACAAATCATTTTATAGGAGCATATTTTAGAGAATGCGATTTTGGTAAAACAGTGTTTCTCACCAGAGAGGAAGCCGAAGCCAAACGGGCAGAAATGGAGGGTGCGGAATGACAGAGAATGAAGCAATAGAATGTTTGAAATGCTACAGAGCACAGAGTGGAACATCATTTCCAGAAGAGATTGAAATGGCAGTCAATGCACTTGAAGAAATCGAGCAGTACCGGGCAATCGGCACTCCGGAAGAATTAAAAGCAGCTATGAAATATGTTTACCTTGCTAAAAAGCATGGAACAGTCGGACAGGTTATTGAAAATTGCGTGAAATATGAAGCAATCGGCACGGTGATGGAATGCCGTGAAGCTGTGGAGAAGCAGACAGCGAAGAAAGTGAAATCAATATTCCAGGTAAAAGACGGAGACAGCTATGTCGGTATTATAGGGAGATGTCCTTGCTGTGGAGACATATTGGAAGAGGATACCGTATATTGTGATTGCGGTCAGAAATTAGATTGGAGTGGTGAAGAATGAGAGAAGAACTTAAGCCGTGCCCGTTCTGCGGCGGTGAAGCAAAAATTAAAGCAGCTACAAAATCTTACAGTTTTACCATTTGGTGCGCATGTAAATGCGGTGCAAGGACAGAGGGATTTTGCCCGGACACAAACAAAGAGGATGACACTATGGAGAATATCGAGGAATGTAAGAAAAGAGCCATAGAAGCATGGAACAGGAGGGCGAACGATGAAGATAGAGATTGAGATTCCGGAAGAATTTGAAAAGGATTATACCGCAGACAAATTTGCGGATTTTTTAGGACGGGTAAGAGCTGACATAGATTACAACGGAATGTGCGGTAACTATGAAAGGGAAACGGCTGATGTGCTGGCAGAAGCGTTTAAGAACAGTAGAATTGTCCAGCAGGTAGCATATAAGGGCAGACGGCTGATTGATGCAGATGCAATGAATGAATTGTTATTTTACAAGCAAGTCGGGGGAAAAGACAGTTTAATTACGGCAGAAAGTGCGTTTGAAATGATTAATGCACAGCCTACCGCCTATGATGTGGACAAGGTTTTGGAGCAGTTGGAAGAACGCACAGCATTCCTTAAATACTGTACGAAGTATGGAAATAAAACAGCAGAGCAACAGTCAAAATCCTACGACACTATGATGATGTATGAGGTCAAGGATTTGGTAGATGATTTGATTGAAATTGTGAAAGGTGGTGGCACAGATGGCAATTAAACCGATTTTATTCAATACGGAAATGGTTAGGGCAAATCTGGACGGAAGAAAGACTTGTACCAGACGGATTGTAAAGGGATTCATTCCAAATGATGCAGTATGGGGATATACCGCTTTTACACCTAAAGGGTGCATATCGTGCAGAGGTACATTTGCAGATGGTTACGGAGAAAAATTCTTTAAGCTGCCATATCAGCCGTGCGATATCCTTTATGTCCGAGAAACATGGGAACATTTTGAATGTTGTTGTTGTGAGGGAGACGAACATGGAAATTGTTACCGAGAACCACAACAGAGCGTCTTGAATAAAAGCTGTGGCTGTTATATGTACCGGGCAACAGATGAAATATATGGAGATGCAAGGTGGCACCCATCCATCCACATGCCGAAAGAAGCTGCTAGAATCTGGCTTAAAGTTACGGATGTAAGAGTAGAGCGGTTGCAGGATATGACAGACGATGATGCAGAAGCAGAGGGATGTTTCGATTATACATCAACAGCACTTGGTTTTCCCGATGTATGGGATTCTACCATCAAGAAATCCGACCTCGACCGCTACGGCTGGGATGCGAATCCGTGGGTGTGGGTTATCGAATTTGAGCGGTGCGAGAAGCCGGAAGGAGTGTGAAGTATGGCTAAAGCAGTATTAGTGATGGATATGCCGGAATATTGTGCCGATTGCCCAGTTGCAACCAGTGATTTAGAAGGATTATATCATTGTGCAATAACAGATAATTATTATTCCATAGACGAAAGTTTTAATGGAAGAGATAGTTCGTGTCCGCTCCGGGAACTGCCGGAAAAGATGGAAGTGTGTGGAAAATACAATTCTGATTATTATGCAAAAGGCGGTAAAATGCCATCATACAAGATAGGATGGAATGACTGCTTGGATGAAATCTTAAAGGAGCGTGATGCAAAAATGAATAACATTGATTATACCGCCCTGTACGAGCAGAATGAGGACTTTAAACGGTACGTTGACAGATACTGCGTAAAACACCGAATCAGTGTTGCAGAAGCCTTACAGCATTACCTGGTGCAGATGGCAGGGAGGATGTACAAGGAGCAAGCAGAAACGATTGTAAGAAAGGAATAACGGCATGGAAAATAAACATACATTGACAGACCTATATCAAATGCAAGCATTACCGTTGTCTGCCAAAATACGAATGACAAAATACCGTATACGGCAATGGATTGAAGAATATGGAGAGGACGGTGTGTATGTTAGCTTTAGCGGTGGTAAGGACAGCACAGTGTTATTACATCTTGTTAGAGAAGATTATCCGAATGTTCCAGCCATGTTTGTTGATGTTCCAACACAGTATACAGAGTTAAGAGATTTTGTTAAAACTTTTGACAATGTTGATATTGTGAAACCTAAAATGTCTTTCATGGAAGTTTGCAGAAAGTATGGCTTCCCTTTAATTAGCAAAGAAGTATCTGAAAGTGTTTACGGTGCTAAAAGGTACTTGACAAGTATATTAAACAGTGGAATGCTTGACAGACAGACAGACAGCCGTATAAGTACTATTACGAAAAAGTCACTGGAACAGGAAAATACAGTAAATTTCCTTTTTCCCCTTCTAATGCAGACATTATAGAAAAGGCACACATGGAAGCAATTAGAAGGGGCAAAGACACAAATATCAGTACGAAGTATCACACTTGTTTGGAACAAATAGACAATGTAGCTATAAAAAATCCTACGAGGGGGGGTACGACAGAAAATATAGAAGAGTGCGAGGAATTGGCGAATTTTCTAAACAAGAAAATGAAAAACAAGGAAGGCGGAAACAATCAAAGACTTGCAATAATGCTTGGAATGCTATCAAAAAACAAGGACAATCCAATAAAGGCGAATATCCCTAACGAAGATAAAAGCCAGTTTTCGCAAGAGAAGTATAAATTTCTTCTTGAAGCACCGTTTGATGTTAGCAATAGATGCTGTACTGTTATGAAAAAGAACCCAGCACATGAATATCACAAAAAAACTGGAAGAAATCCTATAACAGCAACTATGGCAAGTGAAAGTAGATTGCGTACACAAAAATGGTTACAGAACGGTTGCAATGGATTCAATCTTAGGATTCCGACAAGTAATCCTATGTCATTCTGGACGGAACAAGATGTATTACTTTACATCAAACTTTATAATATACCTATTTGTTCCGTGTATGGTGATGTTGTAATCGACTATGAAGCAGAAGGAAATGTTGAGGGCCAAATGAATTTATCGGAGTTATCCGATAAATATGGATTGTTTGATGTTGGAAACAGACCATTAAAAACTACTGGTTGTTCCAGAACTGGTTGTGTGTTGTGCGGATTTGGTTGTCACCTTGAAAAATCGGGAGAAGGACGCTTTGAACGATTAAAAGTAACGCACCCAGGAATGTACAAACTTCTTGATGTGATAGAAAATAACGGAATTACATACAGAGAAGCCATAGACTGGATTAACGAACACGGAAATATGAACATTAAGTATTAAAACCATCAGAAAGGAATCAGAACCTATGCGCATGGTAACGATATATCGGGTTCCTGGAAGAGAGAATGATTAACGGAGAATTTTTGAGTTAAGAAGTGAAAAATTTAATTAAAAATTTGAGTTACTATTTGAGTTGTTTTAAATAAGTTAAATTAGAAAGTAGGTAAAAAGATGTTTGATACTTATAGCCCAACACAAAAAGTAAATGTAAATGCTGTTAGCGGAACATTGTCAAAAACATGTAAAGATAGCTATTTTCAGTGTTGTCAAAGAGGAAGTAGAAATTTTGATGACATTGTAAATAAAAGACATGTTGTTATATTGCAGGCAATGATTATGTGATGTTTGAAGTTATTTCGCAAAAAGATTTTGAAAAAATTGCTGAAAATTAGAAGTTCCTTTGGGAGAATGGAGGTAGTGAAAATGCCAGACATTACAGAAATTATCGATATTATAGAAAAATCATGGGGAGTGAATTCTATTGGTTGTCCTTTTGGTTCATGTACAGAGGAATTTGCGAACGAAAAGATGATAGAAATTGCCAATAAAAATAATTTCCCTGATGATGTACTTAAATTGATTAAAGCTAATCCGATTAAGTTTCATAAATATCAGAAATTTGACAATGGGCGTGGTATAGGTAGATATTATGCAAATTTGGTAAGACAAATAAATTAGGATTTAGTGGAGAAATAAAAATGACAAAAAGAAAATGTTTGAAAATACATCACCCTGAATCTGTGTGTATGGCAGAGCGATTTGTTTTGTTTCATGACACAAGATTTAGAATCGGATTAGCATATCATGAATATTGGTGTTGTGAATGCCGCAAACAAAGGAAAATATGGTTTATCTGTTAGTTATGAAAAATGAAAGAGAGACAAAATATGAAAAAAATACTGGATGCCTGTTGCGGTAGCAGGATGTTTTGGTTTGACCGCCAGAACCCGGATGTCATATTTGCAGACAACCGGGAGGTAGAAACAACCTTGTGTGACGGTAGATCTCTTCTGGTAAAGCCAGATGTGCATATGGATTTCCGTGATATGCCATATTTGGATAACAGTTTTAAGATTGTGGTATTTGATCCTCCACATCTTATTCATGCCGGTACAGGATCATGGCTACGGCAGAAATACGGAGTTCTTCCTGCAGATTGGCCAACGTACCTGAAAGATGGCTTCAATGAATGCATGAGGGTGCTTGAACCGTATGGACTACTTGTCTTTAAATGGAATGAGGATCAGATCAAATTATCGGAAGTGCTGAAAGCATTTGGTACGAAACCATTGTTGGGAGATCAGAGAGGTAAGACCCGTTGGTTGCTTTTTATGAAGTAAACTGAAAATGAGGTGATATTGTTGGAAGTAAAGAGAAAAGCATTATCTAAGAGTGTAAGGATGGCAGTATACCAAAAATGCAACGGTCATTGTGCCTATTGTGGATGTGATTTGCAATATAAGGATATGCAAGTAGATCATGTGATCCCGCTGAATGGATGGAGTGAACAGGGAACAGACACGGTAGATAATATGCTTCCTGCCTGCCGGAGCTGCAATCATTATAAGAGCCGATCCACACTTGAGGGATTCAGGAAGATGGTAGAAGCCATGCCAGACACTCTGATGCGTGACAACGTTACATACAAAAATGCAGTAAGGTTCGGACTGGTAATTCCGAACAAGAAGCCTGTTGTTTTCTATTTTGAGAAAATTAACTAAACTGAAATTTAACAAAGGAGACGAAATGGATATATTCAAAAATATTCTATTTAACATTTTAGTTATTATCGGACTTATTGCAATTATCCTTACAGCTATCTGGTGGACGTTAGAATTACTCAATAAGATGTTCAAATTCACGAAGTACATTATCATGTATTACCAGTATAAAAAGAAAGAGGATTTATACGATCTGCGAAATAAGGTTATCGTATCAAAGGACGGAGAAGTATCTTATTCTTGTGTTGGAGATATTGATGAAGAGATCAAGATTCTCAACAAAGGGATAAAGTATTGCGAGAAAATAAAGAACTTGAATGAACGATTAACTAAATTTTAAAAAGGAGACTGGCTTATGAAGTTGTCAAAACTGACTAAGCCGGAACTTGATGAAATCTTCCGGAACGCCAATTTTACGGAAGAGGAAGAGAAAGTGTTTAAAATGCTTTCTTGTGAAAAGACTATTACAGAAACAGCACAAAAGATTAATGTATGTGACAGAACGGTCAACAGAATATCTAAAAAGGTTTATGAAAAAATAGACAGACTGGAGGTAAAAAATGGTTAGAGTTACACAAGACGGCAAAGATGTTGACATTGAAGATGTTTCTCTGCCAAAAGAAATTATTGAGATTATAGCATCCATATGCTGTTGACACCATTGTAAAAAGGCTTTAGAATGTGTCGTATGTATGATAAATACGGCACATTCTTTATATATTGAAAGGAGTGTAAAGAAAATGGAATGTGTCGCATATATGCGTGTTTCCACGGAAAAACAAGCAGAAGAGGGCAACGGTCTTGATAGTCAAAAAAGAGACATAGAACTTTTTTGCAGGAAAAATGAACTGGTTGTAGCCGACTGGTATGTTGATGATGGATATACCGGTGCAAATATGGATAGACCGGAATTGCAAAGACTTATTAACGACTGCATAAAAAAACGTGTTAAATGTGTTGTTGCGTTTAAATTAGACAGACTTTCAAGAAGTATGATTGATGGATTATACATAATTGAAAGAGTTTTTCAACCAAACCATGTGTTATTCAAATGTGTCCATGACAGTGTAAGTTATGACAGCCCTATGGAGCAGGCATACACACAGATGATGGCTGTTTTTGCACAACTTGACAAAAATACTATGATGCTTCGTATGCGTGGCGGTATGTTGGAGCGAATCAAACAAGGTTACTGGATTGGTGGTGCTAATACTCCGTATTGCTATAATTATAGCAAGGAGAAAGGAATACTCATTCCTATACCAGAACGTAAGGAACAAGCAAACAGAGCACTTGATATGTTTATTGGTGGTTATTCTGATTTATATATCAAGGAATCATTAGGATTTCACAGTGAGGTACTTGTAAGAAATGTGCTTACCGGAGTTGTCAATATAGGTATGATACCATATAAAGGGAATGTATATCAAGGACTTCATGAACCTATTTTTGATAAAGAAAGGTTTGAACTTGCACAAGAAATCAGAAAATCACGTAGGAAAAACAAAACTGCTTGTCATACGGATGCCAACTTGTTAACAGGATTGTGCTATTGTGGTGTATGTGGATGCAAGATGCGGTATCAGAAGTGGACGCACGGAAAACATAAAATATATTGCTGTTCTCGTGATAAAGCAATGAAGTATTTGCCTAATTTTAATCCAAACTGTAACAATTCTTTGGAATGGGCTGCTGATATTGAAAAACAGGTAGAAAGTGAAATTTTGAAAATATCCTTAAATCTTTCAGAGTGCAAGCCTATTGAAAAGCAAAGCAAACTTGAAATAATGCAGTCACAATTTGAAAAAGAACAGGTGAAATTAAAAAGGCTATATGTTCTTTATTCCGATGGAAATGACACAGTTTTAGAAATGATTAAGAACACTGAAAAAAGCATTTCTGAAATGAAAGTAAAGATAACCGAGGAAGAAAAAAACGAAAGAAACAGTCAGAAGAAAGAGGTTGTTTACGAGAACATAAAAAAACTTGCCGATGTGTGGGCGCATATCGACAAGAAAGAGAAAAACAATATATTAAAAAGCATAATATCAAGGATTGTGATTGTCAATGGTGATGTTGAAATTCAATTAAAGAATTTTTAGCAGAACCTATTGTTATCGGAATGGCAATAGGATGTGCTAATGCCGTATTTATCATAATTTTAAAACTGCATATTTTTTTGTTTGTCGCAAAAGTGTCGTATATGTGTCGCTATATGCGACTTTTTTTATGCCAAAATTTAAGCATAAGGAGGAATGACCTTATGGCAAAATTCAGATTTTCAGATGAAGCACTGGAACGTATTTTTAGTAAAGAACAGATGGGAAGTGTCCCACTTAAATATCAATCAATAGTAGTCCATGCCACAGAGGAAGTTATAGGAGAACTTGGTAATGCTTATGAATTTCAGTCCGTTGGGACTTTTGAACAAGCCGACATATCAGACACTTGATGAAGTGGAAATTGCGAAACAGATAGAATCAATGGAAGAAAGGGAGAACAGCCATGCCGCAGCCGATTATGAATCCGAACTATTTCAATCCGCAGTATAGAACACCTATGTACGGACAGTTTATGCCACAACAGGAACAATTCCAACCACAGCAGTTTATGCAACAGCCACAGCAAAACGCAGTACAGATGTACGGTCGTATTGTACCGGCACAGGAATGCATAGCACCGAATGAAGTTCCTATGGATGGCAACACAGCATTCTTCCCAAAACAGGACTTGTCGGAGATCTATGCTAAATCCTGGGGAGCAGATGGGAAAATCTATACAAGGCTCTATAAGCCTTTTTTAGATGCAGACCCTAACAATTTACCGCAAGAAACAGAAAAAGCGAAATTTGACCTATCAGACGAAGCCACAGCGGTATTTATGAAGCGTTTCGATGAACTGGAGCAAAAGATTGAGCAGTTGAAATCTTCGCAAACTCAAAGAAAAACTCCACAATCGCAAAGAAAGGATGATGCAGAGTGAAAATGATGAATCCTATGCAGATGCTTAAAGGGATGGGAAATCCACAGCAAATAATTCAAGGGATTATGGGAAATAGTCAGATGATGCAAAACCCCATGATTAGAAATGTAATGGGAATGGCGCAAAAAGGTGACATATCAGGTGTTGAAAATTTTGGCAGAAATATTGCTAAGGAACGTGGCGTAGATTTTGATTCTGAATTTGAAAAATTCAAGCGTCAGTTTCCTATGAAATAGATACTAAATTCTTGCAAGATTAAGTATAAAAAATCTTATATGGAGGTAAAAATTATGTTTGAGAGTAACAATACTCCCTTTACCATGCCTGTTATGCCTGCCAACAGCGGATATGGAAACAACGGTGCATGGGGCGACGATGGTGCATGGTGGATTATTATTTTCGTCCTTTTCTTTGCTTTTGGCGGTTGGGGCGGTAATGGATGGGGCGGTAATGGCTCTAACTCCAGTTACTACACCGATTCTGCATTGCAAAGAGGGTTCGACACCCAGTCTATCATCGGTAAACTGGACGGAATCAACAACGGTCTGTGTGACGGGTTCTACGCTGTAAACAACGGTATGCTTACCGGATTTAATGGCGTAAATACCAACATTTTACAGACCGGCTATGGCATCCAACAGGCTATTAATGCAGACACCGTAGCAGGAATGCAGAATGCTAACGCTTTACAGGCACAGTTAGCACAGTGCTGCTGCGATACCCGTGAAGCTATCCAGGGTGTAAACTACAATATGGCAACGAATACTTGCGCATTGCAGAACACCATGAATAACAACACTCGTGATATTATCGACAGTCAAAATGCCGGTACGAGAGCAATCCTTGACTACTTATGCCAAGACAAGATTGCAACTTTACAGGCAGAGAATAACGATCTGCGCAGAGCAGCTTCACAGGATCGGCAGAATGCACTTCTCACTACTCAGATGGCGGCTCAGACACAGCAGATCATCAACACTGTGAAACCTGCACCTATTCCTGCATATCAGGTTCCCAACCCTAACGTATATTACGGGTGTGGTTGCAACACTGGTTGCGGATGCTAAAACTGCATATCGAGTAACTTAACCTTATGGTTATGTCTGCTATGCAGTATTACTTATAATCAAAGGGCAGACTATAATGTTTGCCCTTTTGCACATTGAAAACAGAATATTAAGTTGATGGATTTTTAAAGTCGTGGTACAATTTTCAAAAAAGAAAGGAGCGCCAAAATGGTTATTTTCAGACAACATAGAGGTGGATTAGCTGAATCCCTAGAAACGGCAAGGGAATTTGAAAACTTTGATGATATGAAAAAATACATATATCAAATTCACAAAGACTTTTGCCAAAAGATAGGAGCAACAAATGCACCATTTGAAATATCAGACATTGTAATTGACAATACTTCAAAAACAGAAGATGTGAGAACGAATTGGCACGATACAATGTATGTTTGTGTTAAACGATACGGAGACGAAGATTATATTGAAAAATACGGAACTCCGCAATGCATAGGAATGTGTGCTACAGACTACAAAAATAAATAATGGATTTTCAAACCATCAACTAATATTCAGTTGGTGGTTTTTTATTTTATGAAAGAGAGGTACTTATTATGGCTGAATATACAGCAGTAGCATTACAGACTGTGGCAGCAGGAGCAGACGTTGCCTTTACCGAAACTGCAGTGAATGGAAGTAATTGTATCAATCATAGAGAGGGATCCGGAATTGTGAAGTTAAGAGGTATCACTAATCAGTGCCGGGCAAGATTCCTTGTAAGTTATTCCGGTAACATTCAGATTCCCACTGGTGGAACTGTTGGGGAAATTTCCCTTGCACTGGCAGTAGACGGAGAACCTTTACAGTCCACAAGAATGATTGTAACTCCGGCAGCAGTAGAGAATTTCTTCAATGTTTCTGCGCAGGCTTACATTGATGTTCCTCGTGGATGTTGCAGCACGGTAGCGGTTCAGAACACTTCTACACAGGCTATCGAAGTGCAGAACAGTAATTTAATTGCCGTTCGTGAAGCGTAGGAGGTGAAAAATCATGGATGTTAAAAGAATGCATGAAATGATTGAAAAACTTTCTGAATGCGCTAAAGCGCAGTTTGACAAAGGAATTGACAAGGTAGATACTTGCGAAATGGGAAAGGTCATCGACATGATGAAAGACTTGTCCGAAGCTATGTACTACCGTGAGTTGACAAAAACCATGCAGGAATATGACCCGGACGAAGTCATGGAAATGTTTGATCATTACGGTGACGGTGGTAAACGTTTTTACGACCATTACCGCTATGCTGACGGCAGATTTGCACCTAAAGGTCGTGGAACCTACCGTAGAGGATATGAGGAACCGCCTTATTATCACATGACACCGGAAATGTATCACCGTGACATGGACAGAGACATGGGGCGTATGTACTACACGGAAACTTCTTCATCCGGTATGCGTGATGCAAGAGAGGGCAGAAGTGGCATGAGCCGTAGAGCCTACATGGAAAATAAGGAACTGCACAAAGCTAACACTCCTGCGGACAAGGAAGCAAAAGTGCGTGACCTGAACACCTACATGACGGAACTGGCAACGGATATGTCCGAAATCATCAACGATGCCACACCGGAAGAGAAATCCGTCCTTAAAAGCAAGCTTTCTGCACTGGTAACAAAAATCGGATGACACACATAAGGGGCTTATTTAGCCCCTTTTATGTTGGAGGTGGTAAGATGTTCACGATAAATGGTATCGTTTGGAATTTAATGCTTGTAGAGCCACACAGCACTATGTTAATGCGTTCTGATAACACATATACGTTTGGAATGACAGACCGAAATACGCAGTGCATTTATATTTCCAACAGAATCAATGGCTCATTCTTTGAACGTGTTCTCTGCCATGAGTTGTGCCATGCGTTTGCATTTTCATACAACCTTACCATGCCGATTGAGGTAGAAGAGATTGTCGCAGACTTCCTAGCCACTTATGGGAGAAATGTGTTTGCGCTGGCTGATGAAATTATCAAAGATTACATGAGAATGCTTGCGTAGTGCTTTTACAAATGCTATAATTATAATTGTTCAGGTTATAATTTATACCAGCTGAACAGTAGCAATGCTTTTCAGCAAAAGCGCATCGAACATGTATTTTTAAAAGAAGAATGTCCTTGTCGTGGAGGGCATTCTTTTTTACGTAAAAATAAGGGCATTCCGAAGAATACCCTTAAAATCCTATATTCTATTGTAATTTTATGACTTCTTTATGACCGGTCCAGATGCTTGTTTCGTATTCCAGTTCAATACTTTTTGCATCCTGCGGAACTACAAATGCAATTTTGTAAGAGGTATTTCTTCCACTTGAAATATTCGCATTCAACGAAGAGTTTTCCACAACACTGTAATTTTGTTCGCAATCTGTATTGTCTGCGTAGCACTGGAAATCATAGATACTTACATACTTATCATCTTTGCTGTTATTCTGATAGGAAACATCAATCATTATGTATTTCATTCCGTCTGCAGGAGTGTTCCAACCGTATTCATCCTCATAATCGGTGAAGTTAAGGTCAAAGTCATTGATTGTGACTTGTAAACCGTCTGCATCAAATGTGTAACCGGGAGAAATGACAGTATTACTTTGCACTTCTGCTTCTTCAATTTTTGTTTCCGGTGTGATTTCTGATGCTGTGTTAGAACTATCCACTGTTGCAGAAACAGATGCTTGATTACCAGTAGATTCCTTGTTGCTATCGGATACACCGTTTACAAACAATACCACAATAACAAAAATTACAATTCCGATAACAGAGCACACAAGACCTGCAATAGCTGTTCCGTGCTTTCTATCTTTTTGACACAGAGCAATAATAGCGAGTATCAAGCCTATAATACCTGGCACAATGCCAAAAGCTATACAAGCTGTGAGGATGCTTATAATACCAAGCACCATTGAAGTGATTCCTAAAGGACTTTGTTTCATAGAGTAATTACCCCTTTCATTTTTGATTTTATAAAATTTTAACACATTTGTGATATTCTGTCGATAAATAGATGTGAAGTATTGAAAAAAATTCAATGTCAACCGTTTTGATACCCCCGTAGGTCTTCATTTTCAACCGAAAATCTCGTTTTCAGAGGTTTTTAAAAGAAAATTTTTTCGTCAAAATATAATGCCTTTTTCAAAATACCCCCCAGGGTAGCACTTTTCAAGCTGAAAAATCCGTTTTCAGAGGTTTTTCACTAATTTTTTTATGCCGATTCAAGGCATGAAACACTTGTAAGCTCCTGTGGTGCATCCGGTCACCGTGTCGCAGCTTTCGCAAGGTCTCCAACAGCCGAAAGCATGGAACCATACGCAGACCGCAACAGCTCCGCAGATTCCGGAGACAGACATCCCCTGGCAGATTCCACATTTAAAACGATTTCCAACCGTTCCCCGGCATCCGAAACGCTTTCCATGATGTCATATACGTGACCAATTCCAACTTTTCGCATTTTGACAAAAATCCCCCTTGTAATATTTAATTGTACACCAAAACAGCGCAAGCCGTCAATATATACGGGCGCAGAATCTGACCGGATCCGGAAGAAGAGCAACGCAAACAGACCGCCAAACGGCAGCAGATCACCCAGGGCACGACAAAAAGACGGCTTGCAACCGTCTTTTATCTGTTTTCAAGTTCAAAAATTGCCCACCGTAGGGCAGCGGCTGTCTCCGTGTCTTTCTCTCGCTCCGCACGCTCTAACAGCTTGTAAAGTCTTTCAAGGTTCTTTTCTTTCATCCTGGCAACCTCCTTTTTCAATTTTTGGGTGTGATCCACCCATAAAGCCATTGCCGGGCATCGCTCCCGGCTGGCATCCTCTGCAATGGCTGTCAAGGTTCAAAATCTATGATTCCTAAATAAAATTGATCTTTAAAGTTATTAAAAAAATGATCTTTTAAATCTGATAATGTTTTTTCTCCATTTTTTAACGCTTCAAAATCATTCAACACCATTTCATCAGTATAATTTGCATATTTATTATAATTAATTGATATTCTAAATTTTTCTCCGGATTTTACCCAACCAAAACGACCGGAATTTTTAGCAACTGGATATACACCTATTACATAACCGTATAAATCATTATAATCTTTTGTGTTTTTGTCGTGCCAATCCTCTAGTTGTATTTCTGTGCCGTCAGGCATTTTCGATTTTTCTATAATTTTCATTTTCTCGCTCCTCCGCATTTTCAATTTTTTCCGTTTCCGGGTAAAGGCAAGCCGGGGAATCGAACCCCGGTGTAAGCCTGTCTTACTTGCTTAATTCTTTATAATACCGGAGCACATACCCGGCAAGCATTGCACAAATTAGTAATATAAAATTCTCCATATTCTTATTCTTCCCCCATATCGTCCAAAACTTCGGCGATTGCCTGCCCTAACAGATAACATCTAATTGTTACGTCCATTTTTTCCCAGTCCTCAGATAAAAACCATTCTCCAACCGTTGCGGCATCTGTTCCGAACTCTTCGCAAGCATCTTTTAAAAGATCAATGTTATCTTTAACATATTCCTGCGCCTGTGCTCTGCTAAAAGTGTAAGAGCCGCTTGCGTTTCCGGTTACGCTGTCTTCTGTAAAAAGCTCATCATTTAAGTAGCTTTCCAGCTCGTCACGGTCTACATAATCTGTTAAATTGATGTTGTCGTTGATGTACTCTGTAATGTCGTTTTTCATAGCTTCTAAATAGTTATACATATTGCTTTACCTTTTCACCCGTGTTATAATATGGGTGCCTTTCTTTTTGGGTGCCGGTGTTCGCTTGGTAGGTGGTCACCGGCTTTTTTATTTGTTGATACTATAATAGCAAATATATTGCACATATACAATATGTAATATTTAACAAAATAATGCACATATAAACACACGTTTGTTAGTTAAAATGTATATTGCACATATTTTATTGACAAACTAATGCACATATAGTATATTTAAATTACATTTATATTGTATGGAGGTAAAAAAGAATGGGTATAAACAAAACAAGTGAAGCACAATTAAAAGCAAGTAGAGAATATGAAAAAAGAAACGACCGTATAAACATAGTGTTTCCGGCAGGCACAAAAGATAAAATGAAATCACTTGGAATTGAAAAGCCGAATACATTTATAAAAGAAGTAGTTGCGGCAGAACTTGAGCGAATGGAAAAATATAAAAAATAATGCACATATATCTATTGACATATAATGCACATAATGTTATAGTGATATCACGATATCAAGCAAGTGATATCGCACTAATGATATCATGATATCACAGCAATGATATCACACAAATGATATCATAAAAACTAATGATATCACATCAATGATATCACAAGAAAAGGAGGTGCTAAAATGTCGGAAACATTTAACCAAATGATTAGATTCCCGAAAGACCTAGAACCGCAGATCAAAGCGCAGGCAGAAAAGAACGGCGAAAGTGTCAACCAGTTTGTTATAGGTGCCGTGATTGCAGCATTGCAACCAGTACAGCCGCAGACGGTGACAGAGCAACCGAAAGGAACACCCGTGACAGGCTCTAAAAGCCCCATAGACGAAAAAATCGAACTCATGCAGGCAAATGAACGGCTACACGCTTTACAAGCCAAAACAGCGGCAGAAAGAGCCGCTAGAGAGCACGGAGAAGTTGCACCAGTTGTTAAACATCCTCCGAAATGGGCAGGCTTACCAGGACAGCGGCCAGACGAAAGCAATGTTGAATGGGTAGAACGCAAGAGGAAAGAAGCGGAAGAAATTTATAAGCAAGGTATTGAACGAATACAAAGAGAAAAGGAGCAGAAAGCATGAAAGGAACACCGGACCAAATCACAGCAAAGAAAGCCGCCCGGATCGTATCGACTTGTAGAGCGTTTTTCCCGTGGTATGAACCGCAGATAAAAGACAAATTCGAGCGGCAAGCGTGGGAAGAGTTAAAAGCCAAAGTTATCCCAGAGGTGGAAAGCTACACAGATGCGGCGCAACTGATAGCGGATCGGCAGAAATTCGCAGACAAAACGTTGCTGCAAAAAATATTTATTAGGGCGTGCAACCTTCGGTCACTGGATCCAGAATATCACAGAAATTTAGTCCAAAAAAAGAAGCAATTAGAAGACGAGCGATGGAACCGATTACAAGACAGACGGAAAAGATACGGTGCATATTGTTAACAAGATTTAAGCAGGTGTAACAGCCTGCTTTTCTTGATCTATTTTCACTGTGTTGTTTTAA